AAAGTGTCCGACCGGCAGCGTAGTCTCCTCCCACGGCGTCAGTAGATTGTCGCGCCGGGAACTGTACGGGATCGGGGGTCGCGTGTTTCGCATTTGCGGGAAAAACAGTGTTTCGGGGTCGTCTAAGGCTCGAGGCTCAGCGGTGGACGCCGAGTCCCTCACCCTAGTCGCGTTTTTGGTTCTGCTGCTCATCGCGAGCAAGGCCGTATAAACGATGGGCAGCGTAGGTAAGGTCTCCAAACCTGTCAAGAAAGACTACGGCGCCGCCGCAGTCCGCACGATGCTGTCGTGGAAGGGTCAGACCGAGGACCCGCCGCATTCCAACACGTTCCCGCCGCTCCAGGCTGCCTGCAAGCGGATCGTGAAGCGCGGCGTGAAGGTGCCGCGCTGGCAGCAGCACGGCGGCTTCGCGTGGTGCGTCTGGGCGTGTTTCGTCGCCTATGCCGACGCTGGCAGCCCTGCAGCTGTTCGCGAAATCGAACGCTCCAATGCGGCGTGGACTGTCGCGGTTCTCAAGGATGCCGAGAACCGTCAGAACGGGCTGCGGATCATGCAGCGCCCGCGCCGTGGCGACGTCGTCCTGTTCGACCTTCCGGCTGGTGATCGCGTCGACCACGCGGGCCTGCTCATCAGCCTTACCAAAACCCACGTGACCTGCATAGAAGGCAACACTAAAAGTGGCAGCCTAGGTCGTGGCAGCGAGGCTGACGGTGGCGGCTGCTACCTCAGGACGCGCCCGCGCTCGAGCGTCCGCGCGTTCGTGAGGGTCGGCGCGTGAGCGTCCTGACCGGCGATCGCTGCTATGCGAAGCTCGAGCCGTACCTCGGCGCCGGCCTTTCCCTGTTCGCTATGTCGGCGCAGAACATGGCGCACGACATGGCCATTGGCAATCGTCGCGGCGCCGAGCTAGACGAGCTTCTACGGCAGCGCGTGATCGAGGGCAGCGCCGAGCATAACTTCGACTATTGGGTACGCCCGCCGCTTCTCGGCGTCTACCTGCAAGAGGCAGACGAGGAGATGATCGACGCGGTCGTCTACCTGTCGCTTTGGTACATGCAACGGGGCCGGACCCTATGACCAACTGCGCCAAATGCGGCGCGTTCGTGTCGCGCTACGCCACGATCGGCGACCGATTCTGCTGGCCCTGTCATCCGCGAATCGAGGCGCGCTACGTGCGCGTCTGCGCGAACGGGCACGACCTGTCCCTGCATGGCGAGGCCAGCGCCTCGGGCGCAGGACGCACCACCACGCGCTGCATGACCTGCAAGCGCGAGGCCGATCGGATCAGTGCTGCCTACCGTCGGGCAGCGCGCAAAGAGGGGGAAGCATGAACGAACAGAACAGCGTCTACATCCTTGCCGAGCGCATCGCAAAAGCCGAGCTAGCCGTCGGCATCAGCGAAAACCGCGTACGCAACCCGACCGCGTTCGAACGGAAGGTGCGCGATAACATGCTCGAGCGCGTCCAGCAGCGCGGCACCAGCTGGCTGGTCGAGCAGGGCAACCGCTTCGCCGTTGACATCCCGGCAGAGCTGCAAAAACATCAGCCGACCCGCGACGAGATCGCCGCCAAAAAGCCGGCCCTCTGTCGCACCTGCGGGATCGCGCTGGGCTATGACCCGTTGCGCCGCGTCGAGATCGTCGACGGCTGGCCGTTCGCTGTATCGCCGTGTGCTCGAGGCAAAGGCGAAGCCAGCACGATCGAGTGCTACACGTATCAGGAGCGTTCCGAGCTGGGGCTAGTCCGACCGTATGCCGACGTGACCCATGCCTAAGTTAGGGCGACCGATCAGCTGCGAGTGTCTGCTCGATACGTGCAAGACCTGCTACAACCGCATGCGGCGCCGAGCATGGGTTGCCAAGAATCAGCAGCGCGAACGCGAGCAGAATGCCGAGCATCAGCGAGCCTACGTCGAGCGCATCAAGGCCGACTCTAAGGCGCTGAAAGATCACCGCGCGAAGCGTCGCGAAGTCAACCGACGCTACTACGCATCCAAGCGCGAGCAGCTGCAGACCGAAGCGGCAGACACCAGGACGCTGACGATCACCGACCTAGGTGAGGATCGCCTCTACAGCTTCGCCGAATGGATCGCGACGTTCGGGCCGATCGGCTCGCACGGCAACTACTTCCACCCGCTGATTCGCTGACACCTTGCCCCTACGGTCGCCAATCCATCACTCCGACCGTAGGGGCAGCACCACCGTAGTACCGCACCTACCCCGCCTTGCACTCGGGACGTCGACCGTTAGAGGGTCCGCCTCGGCATTCCACGATTCGCGCAAGGAACGCCAGGCGGGCTGGCCTGTAACAGCGGAGGACACCGGGCGCATTTCCAAGAGCGTGAGCAAAGAGCCAACCCCATCCCACCAACAGACGCAACCCTAGGCAACAATGGCACCCCGCAAACGAAAGACAACGCGCAGAGATGACACCATCTACGGCTCGAGGTGGCGCGCGCTGGTAGAACAGGCGAAGGCGTACCACGAACCCACCTGTTACTTCTGCGGCAACGAAATCGACATGACCTTGCCAGGGCGACACCAGTGGTCCTGCGAAGTGCACCACCTGCAGGCTCGAGCGTTCGGTGGTCCGACCATCGTCCCGCTTGACGAGCTAGCCCTAGCCCACAAGAGCTGCAACGCCAGCCACGGCGCGCGCCTGCGAAACCTGCCGCGCTCGCGTCAACAACTCGAGCAGCGATCACTCGAGGACGAGTATCAAGCCGGTTTTTCTACACGGCATCCACCCAACCGTTCCCCTGTCAACATATCTCTCCCTGAGTCAGACACTCAAAAACGCGCCCCGAAAAAGACAAAGCGCGACGATCTGCTCGACCTCTCCACGATCGAGGACGGCTACGTCCCGGCTCGGCTGGAAACGCCCTCCGACCCGAACGTCGCCGGCACTCTCGGCGATGAATGCATAGCGTGGCTCGACCGGTGGCTCGACATGCAGCTCTGGACGTGGCAGGCGCACGTCGTCCGGCGCGCCCTCGAGGTCCGCGACGACGGTTCGCTGCGCTGGCCCGTCGTCGTCCTTACAGTGCCCCGGCAGTGCGGAAAATCTACGCTCTCGCGCGGCGTTATGTCGTGGCGATTGTTTCAGGGCGGCGAGGAGGCATTCGGCGAGCCGCAGACGCTACTGCATGTCTCGAGTAATCGGCAGATCGCTCGAGAGATCTGGCAGATGAGCGCGCGGCTGCTCGAGGCGAAGGCAGACGCGAAGGTCCGCCAGGCAAACGGGCAGGAGGCGATCGAGCTACCGGACACGTCCAAATGGATGATCGCCGCCGCGAACATGACCGCCGGGCCGGGCCTGTCCATCAGCATGGCCTTTGTCGATGAGGCGTGGGCTGTTGACGAGGGCGTGGTCGTTTCGGGCATCATGCCGACAATGCTGCAGCGCGCCAGCTCGCAGCTATGGCTAGTTTCCACCGCTGGCGAATCCCGCAGCGATCTGCTGCGCGGGTTTCGTGAGCAGGGCATCGCGCAGCTCGACGATCCCGAAAATGCGGACATCCTGCTGATCGAGTGGAGCGCCAGCCCTGACCTGCCGATCGACGACCGCGAAGGCTGGCGCCAGGCATCACCAATCTGGAATGATCGCCGCGAAAAACAGGTAGAGCAGTTTTTCCGCCTGCAGCCGCCCAACGACTTCGCGATGCAGATGCTGAACCGGTGGGTTATCTCGGCGACCAGCTGGCTGCCCGAGCAGGCGTGGATGCGATGCCATGACTCCGACGCGATCCTGCCCGAGGATAATCCCGGCTGTATCGCGGTCGAGACGAGCGTCGACGGCTTGCCGATCGGCGCCGTGCTCGCAGCTCGCCGCAGTGACGGGCAGATCGTCGTCCGCTCGAGGATCGAGACGAGCCACGCCGGGCTCTGGTCGTGGCTGGCCGAGGTCGCCGCCGAACGGCGCGGCATCACGATCCTGCACCACGAGACCGTCCGCATTCCCGAAATCAAGGGCGCCAAAATGCTCAAGGTCAAGAGCAGCGACCAGGTCGCCGGATACGGACCAACAAAGGCGGCAATCCAATCCGGCGAGGTCGCCCACGACGGCAACCCGACGCTGACGGAACAGATCCTAATGGCCACCGCGTACACCTCGAGGGACGGGCACGCGCAGCTATCGCAGCGCGCCAGTGAGGGGCCGATCTATTTGGCGCGCGCGCTGGTCTGGGCCGTCGGGTACGAACTACGCCCGAACAATCGCCGAAAGCACCTCGTGGCTAGCGGGTCTGCCTGACGACGACGACCACGGCAACATTGCCGCATGGGCGTATGGAGCTACCTGACCGGCGACGCACAGCCGGCAAAGCGCGCCACGGCGTCGTCGTGGATCGCACCTAGCGCAGCGGCTGACTTCCAGACGCTAGTCCGTCTCGGACTCAACCGCGAGACCGCGCTCGGCGTCCCGAGCGCCGCCGCCTGCCGGAATCTGATCTGCAACACGATCGCGCAGCTCGGCGTCGACCGTTACCGATCCGCCGAGCGCCTGCCCGCTGGTCTGCTGGTCACGCAGCCCGATCCGAGCTGCACTTGGACGTCGACGATCACGCAGACCGTGGACGATCTGATCTGGTACGGGCAGTCGGCATGGATCATTCTCGCGCGTGACGGCATCGCGACCGAGACGAATCCGCAGGGCCGACCCGTCCGCGCGCGGCGCGTTCCCGGCGCCAACGTGCAGGTCGTCTACTCCGACAACCTGACCGACTACAACAACGTCCAGGGCTACATCGTCAACGGGCAGCGCGTCGCCACTGGTGACGTCATCTACTTTGCCGCCAACCACGACGGCATCCTCAACTACGGCGCCCGCACGATCAGCGCGTCGATTGCGCTCGAGGACGCCGCCCGCCGCTTCGCGACCGTCGAGCTGCCCGCCGGCATCCTGCAGAACGTCGGCCACGAGCTCGGACCCGATGAGGCCGCCGACGTCGTCCAAGCCTTCCAGCTCGCGCGCCGTGAGAACGCGATCGCGTTCCTGCAGAACGTCGAGTACACGCGCGCCGACCTCAACCCGCAGGACCTCCAACTGGTCGAGGCGCGTGCGCACGCTGACACCGCGATCGCTCGCCTGTTCAACGTGCCCGTCAGCATGATCGGCGCCAGCCCGACCGGCAACAGCGGCAGCCTGCTCTACGCGAACGTCTCGCAGAACATGGCGCAATTCGTGCAGACCGCCTGCGCGCCGTTTATCAACGCGATTGAGCGGACGCTGTCGCTCGACAGCATCACCGCCGCCGGGCAGCAGATCCGCTTCGACGTGCAGGCGTTTCTCCGCACCGATCCCGAGGCAGCCACCCTCCAGGGCGCCGGCGTCATCAGCATTGACGAGGCGCGCGGCTACCTCGGGATCCCCTCTATCAACACGACCCCCGACCTCACCCCCGGAAGGATCTAACGTGCTGCAGTTTGACATTGACGTCACCAGCGCCGACGCGGAATCCCGCACGATCGAAGGCGTCGCCGTCCCTTACGGCGAGACCGCCAACCTCGGCGGCACGCGCTACGCCTTCGAACGGGGCAGCCTGACGCCCGCCCGCTCTCGCACACCCCTCCTCCTCGGCCATGATCGCAACCGCCCCGTGGGCGTCATGCTCGAGCTGGCCGACACCGACGAGGGCGCTGTCGCCCGTTTCCGGATCGACCAGGGCGCCGAAGGCGACCTCGCTCTCGAGCAGGCCGCAAGTGGCAGCCGTGGGGGCCTCTCGATCGGCGCTGAGATCATCACCGCCGCCGACGACGGCACCGGAACCGTCCAGGTCACCGCCGCCAGCCTGCTCGAGGTGAGTTTGGTCGCCATTGGTGCCTTTGAGGGCGCCGGCGTCACGAGCGTGGCCGCAGAGGCCGACGAGCAGGACCTGACCCAGCCGGACGATGATCCGGACCCCGACCCGACCAGCACCACCAGCCCCGACACCGATACGTCCGAGGAGGACACGATGGAGAACACACCCGAGCCGCTCGCCGCCCAGGCCGCGATCCCGACCGTCTACGCCGAGAAGCGCGAGACGATGAACGCCGACACGTACATCACGACGATGGTCCGCGCGATGAAGGGCGATCAGAACGCCGTCCGCATGATCGAGGCCGCCCTCGACGTGATCGACACCGCCGCGATCATCGGCCTCGTGCCCGACGCCTACCAGCGCCAGATCATCGGCGGACTCGCCGAGAACCGCCCGCTGGCCAACAACGTCCGCCGCGCCGCCCTGCCCGCCGAGGGCATGAAGCTGTACAAGCCGATCTGGACGGCAACGCCCGCCGGCGGCTGGATCGCCCAGGACGACCCGACGCCGTCCAACCCGATCACGATCGGCAACCACGAGGTCGACGTCGAGCAGTGGGCCTACGGCGTCTCGATGACGGTCGCCAGCCTCGAGCGCGGCTTCGGTGTCGCCGAGAGCGTCTACCGCCAGATCGTGCTCAACTACTACGCGGACGTCGAGGCGAAGCTCGCCACGGCGCTGCAGTCCGGCGGCGCCGTCACCGCTGGCGCCAGCACGCTCGCCACCATCGGCCTGCTGTCGGCAGCCGTCTACACGTCGTCCGGGCGCCGCCCCGACAAGGCGTACATGGCACCCGACGTGTGGGCCGACCTGCTCGCCACCGAAGGCAGCCTGCCCTTCACCGGCGGCGCGACCAGCGCGTCGACGATCGCCGGCCAGATCGCCGGACTCGACATCGTCGTGTCGTCCAACCTGTCCGCCGGCGCGCTGATCGTCGCCGACTCCAGCGTCGTGGAGCTGCGCGAGTCCAACCCGCTGCAGCTGCGCGCCAACGTGGTCGGCACGATGAACGTCGAGCTCGGCGTGACGTCCTTCGCGTCCTTCGACGTGGAGATCGCTGGCGCGGTCAAGATCGCCGACTAGCCCGAGAGACGGACGGCTGTCCGACTGACCCGCCCCGCCCCGCCGCCCCCTTCCCCGGCGGCGGGGCGATTCAACCCCGAGGAGACCACCACGATGGCATGGCTAGAAGCAGAGGACGTCCAGGCCTACCTCGAGCTCGAGGAGGTCGACCAGCGCCTCACCGAAGCGACCCTCGGCGTGAAGGCCGAAGTGGAACGCCTCCGCTCTGACCTCAATTTCACCGGCGAGGCTGAGATCCCCGCCAACGTCACCTATGGCTCGATCCTCTGGGCTGCCCTGTTCTACCAGCAGCGCAACGCGCCCAGCGGCTTCGCAGGGTACGGCGATGGTGCCGACATCGTCGGAGACGTCCTCGGCTCCAAAAAGGCCGACATCTACCGCATGATCGGGCTACGCCGACCGGTGACCGCGTGACCATCCCCGAAGCCCTCGACGAGGTCGTCACCGTCCTGCGCGACGCGGGCCTGACCAGAGCCACGCGCGACGCTGGCGCGTTTTTCCCGTCGCCGATCGGCGTGCTGGTCGGAATGCCGAGCCTTACCAGCTCGGGCCTCGGGTCGCGCACGATCGAGGTCCCCGTGCACGTCATCAGCGCCGACCCGCCGACCCCGCGCATCCTCGGGCTCATGTACGCCGCCGCCGACACCGCCGCCCAGGCACTCGGCATCGACACGTACACGCCCAGCACGTACTCGGGAAATATCAACTCCGAACCCCTGCCCACTATCGACATGACCGCCGTGGTCACGATCCCCTACACCACCCCCGCATAGGAGCACCATCATGCCCGTCACCGACTCCCGCCTCGGACCCGGAACCCTCGTCTTTGATACCACGCACGACTTCAGCGTGCAGGTCTCGAGCTGCAGCCTGACCCCGTCGACGAACGAGACCGACGGCACCGCCACGCTCGCCGAGCCGACGCCCGCCAGCGAGGTCACCTTCGACTGGAACCTCACCGGCGACACGATCAGCGACTGGTCCAGCGCGACCGGTTTCGTGAACTGGGCAATGGACAACGCTGGCGATGAGGTCACCTTCGCGTTCACGCCGTCGACCGCCGCCGGCGTCGACTACACCGGCACCGTGCAGGTCCGCCCGATCCAGATCGGCGGCGACGTCAGCGCCCAGAGCGTCGTCAGCTTCGAGTTCCCCCTGACCGGCGCACCGACGCGAGCCTAGGCGATGATTCGCGTATCGGGGAAGGTGACCTACACCGACCAGCGCGTCGTCGACTTTGACGGTGGTATCAACGCGCTGGCGGCGTGGGAATCGTACGCCCAACGAAACCAGCTCGACCCGGATCCGCAGCGGTCGCCGATGACGTGGACGCTGTACGTGGCGTTTGCCGCTCTCGGCGTCGCCGCTACGGGCGCCGGCGTCGGCTTCGAGAAGTGGCGCGAGACGGTCGCCGACGTGCAGCTCGAGGCCGATGACGCAAACCCTACCGAGACGGCAGCGTAGGGCACCTCGTGGCCGTCATCGCTGTCGAAACCGGCATCGCGCCTAGCGTGCTCTGGATGGAAACGCCCGAGGATCTGGCCACACTGGTCAGCGTCCTCGAGGCGCGCGCCAAAAGGACGCGCTAGTGGCGCGCGCGCGTGGTCCCGTCGTCTACGTCGACGACTCTGACGTGCAGCAGCTCTTCCGCGCGCTCGGCAAGGTCAACGCGGACCTACGCAAAGATACGAACGCGCAGCTGCGCGTCGCCGCCAAGGAATGCGCGTCAGAACTCGCCATGCTGCTCAGGGTCAATTTCGCGGGCGCGCCAGCGCCGCAGACAAAGCTGGTCGAGCTGAGCGTCCGCGTTAAGAGTGACCGGACGCCCGTCGTGCAGATCGGTGGCAAGAAAAAGGTGGGACGCGCGTACAAGAGCCGCAAGGGCGGCAAGGTCCGCGCCTCGGCGGGCCAGCTGTTGTGGGGCGTCGAGTACGGCGACGCTAAGGGCCGCTTCGCGCCACGCAACGCGGACGGGTACTGGATCAAGCCGACGGTGAAACAGTTTGCTGAGACGGGCGCGATCCCGAAGTACAAGAGCGCCGTGATCCGGATCCTCACTGAGGCGGGGGTGCTCTAGTGGCTGGCGCAGCTAACGTGATGATCAAGATCGGCGCGAACGCCGGCAACGCTATCGGCGAGATCGGAAAGGTCAATAAGGCCCTCGGCGATCAGATGACCAGCAGCCAAAAGGCAGGCTTGGCGATCCGAAAAGCCGCCGTTCCCGCTGGTCTCGCGCTCGCCGCCCTCGGCGCTGCAGCGATCAGCTGCGCGAAGGCTGCCGCCGAGGATGAGGCCGCGCAGGTCAAGCTCGCCGGCGTCCTCGAGCGGACCGCCGGCGCCAGCGAATCCGCCATAGCCGCCACTGAGGAATACATCACGAAGCTGTCACTGGCGACGGGCGTCGCCGATGATCAGCTGCGCCCCGCCCTCGCGAAGCTCGCGACCGCGACCGGCAACGTCACCGAAGCCCAAAAGGGCCTCGGCATCGCCCTCGACGTCAGCGCCTCGACCGGAAAGAGCGTCGACAGCGTCTCCAAGGCACTCGCGAAAGCGTACGCCGGCAACGGCGCCGCCCTCGCGAAGCTCATCCCTGGCATCGACGAAGCCGCCATTAAATCGGGCGACTTCGCCACCATCAACAAAGAGCTAGCCCGGCTGACCGGTGGCGCCGCCGCCGACGCCGCCAACACCGCCGCCGGCCAGTACAAAATCTTCCAGCTGACGCTGCAGGAGACGCAGGAAGAGATCGGCATGGCGCTCTTGCCGGTCCTCAAGGA